TTACCATGGCAGATGCTTGGGGTGAAAATAATTGGGGCGAAGGCGCATGGGGCCAACAAAGCTCGATCACAGTATCTGTTACTGGGTTATCGACTACAACAGCATTAGGCACTGAAACTGCCTTTACTGATGTTGTAGTTACACTTGATTCACTTCAAGTATCTTCTGTTTTAGGCACCGCAATAGGTGAACCTGAACACGTAATTTTTCCAACAGGTGTTTCTTTCGAAACACAATTATCTGGAGTAACTGTAGGAGAAGGCACAGGCGTTGTTATGCCAAGTCTTTCTATGGCATTTACAACAGGAACGGAAACTGCATCGGGAACTGTTGATGCAGGTTGGGGTAGAAATACTTGGGGTTCATTTGCCTGGAATGAGAACATAGAATTTATTACTAACGTTAGTAGCGTTACGATGTCTACTGCGTTAGGCACACCTACAGTAGAAGTAGGATCGGGTGTCATAGTTTCTGTAACAGGACTAGAGATGACAAGTGCTCTAGGCGATACGACTGAAACAGGAACATCTCTTGTTACTTTAGATAGTCAATTAGTCAGTGCTGCTTTATCAGGAGCGACTGTTTCTGGTGAAGGAAGTGTAGCAGTTGTTGCACCTTCTGATCAATTAGACTTTGCTATCGGGACTCCATTTATTGATATCTTTACTCAAGTAGATCCTGTGCCAGTTACTATGGCTTCTGCTCTAGGGACTGCTGTTGTGGAAGCGGACGCAGTGGTAAATGTTACTGGATTGTCGTCCAGCTTCTCCGCTGGAACAGCTTCAGCCACAGGTGGTACGGGTGTCATTGTTAGTGTTTCGACTGTCGCTATTAGCTTCGCTACAGGAACAGCCACGGTAAACGCCTCAGCAACCGTTGATGTTACGGGGCTAGATCTGACTGTGGTAGCAGGTAATCCTTTTGCTACACCTTGGGCAAACGTTGTAACAGGTGCAAGTAATACTTGGACAGAGGTTGACGCAGCATAAAAAGTGTTGCTTGAATAACAAAAAAAGATATATTTTAGAGAGGTAAAAACATGAGTAGTAACTTTTCAGATAGACTTAAACTAGAACTTATGGCAACTGGCGCAAATGCCAACACATGGGGTACCAATACCAACAATAACTTAGACGTCATTGATGCTTTTATGTCTGGTTACATTTCAAAATCTGTAGCTGGATCCGCAAATATTACACTTTCAACAGCAAATGCCTCTGATACAGCAGAGTCATCAAATAGAACAATTGAACTAACAGGAGCTCTAACGGGTGATATCGTAGTATTTATCCCTGCCACTGAAAGTAAATACACATTTTTTAATAATACAACAGGTTCACAAACACTAACAATCGCAGCCACAGGTCACCAAGCCAACGGTACTTTAATTACACAAGGTGCACACACAACAGTATATTGTGATGGTGCATCAGACTTTAATGTAGAAATTTCAAGTTCAACAGACGCAGCTGCTTTAAACAAAGGCACTTTACCAGATGCAAGATTCCCTGCTACTTTGCCAGCAGTTAGTGGCGCAAACTTAACAAATTTAGACGCAGCAGATTTAGCCTCAGGCACAGTTCCTGATGCAAGATTCCCTGCAACCTTACCAGCAGCAGATGGATCTGCTTTAACAGCCTTAAACGCAAGTAATATTGGTTCAGGTACTTTAGGATCAGATAGATTACCAACTGTCCCTACAAGTAAAGGTGGTACGGGTTTAACTTCAGTAGGAACTGAAGGACAAGTTTTAAGTGTAACAGCTCCTGGCGCTCTAGCTTTTGCTGATGCAGCAGGTGGTGTTGTTGGAAACGTAACAACCACACAACAGTTAACAAGTACAGGTTCTTTCACTTCTAGATCAGATGCAATGTTTGGTGTTGCTTTTGGTTTAGGTGGAGGTGGCTCAGGCGGTTGTGGTGGTCACGGTTTCGGTCAGGGACAAGGTCAGCCTGGTGGTAACACAACTTTCCCTTTTGGAGCAGCTAATGGTGGTCCTCAAGGAGCAGCGGGTTTCCCTTCTGGAGGTGCAAACTCAACTCCTGGTGGTGCCGCTTCAGGTGCTTTTGGTGAAGCAGGAACCGCAAGTCAAGCCGGTAACGCTACAAGTAGTGGTGGTAACGGTGCAGTATCTCCTTTCTCTCCACTTGGTAACGGTGGTAAAGGGGCAGGACCAGCAGGTGGTGAAGAAGGTTCAGGCGGAGGAGCAGGTGGTGTCTACAGAGATATCGTAGGTAACTACACCAAAGGTTCTCCAGTTTCCGTAACAGTTGGTACGGGTGGAACAGGTAGACCAGGAAACAGAGGAACTGGTCAAGCAGGTAACGCTGGTAAAGCGCAATTCACGGAGTATTTCCCATAATGGCTAAATGGTATAACATAAACACACAGAACAGAGTGGTTGAAGTTCTTGACTCTCAACCAACTAATAGAGAAGGTTTTTTAGAAACATCAAATGATAATGTATTACCTGGTTGGTTTTACACTGGAAGTGATGTTGCAGATACAAAGACGTTAACAGCAGACGAAGTGAGAGAAGAAAGAAACAAGTTACTAGTAAATAGTGACTGGACACAACTCTCTGACTCCCCTTTAACAGATTCAAAGAAAGCAGAATGGGCTACATATAGGCAAGCACTTAGAGACTATCCCGCCAACAATGCTACAGTAATTGTAGCTTTAGATGACAGCGGAACCGCTTGGCCAGCTCAACCAGCGTAGTGTATTTAGAAAATATTTATTGGTTCTACGACAAGGCATTGCCTCCTTCATTTTGTAATGACATCATAAAATTTGGTAAGATGATTAAGGAGCAGAGAGCTGTTACAACAGGTAAAAAGTCGGACGAACTTACAGAAGAAGAAGAAAAAGAATTGTCTAAAATAAGAAACTCAAGAGTTGCTTGGATAGAGCCCATGAGATGGATGAATGTTTGGTTTCATGAACTTATGGAGCAAGCTAACAAAGACGCTGGATGGAACTTTGATATAGATGATGGAGAGCCTTATCAATTTACTAAATATACAGAAGGTCAGTTTTATGGTTGGCATCAAGACGTAGCACCTCACGGGGGAGACGGATGGCATGACGGTCTTAGTAGAAAGCTTTCTTTAGTTGCATGTTTGACAGACCCTAGTGAGTACGAGGGAGGTAATCTAGAAATAGTTAGTCCTAATTTATCTCCAATTATGAAACTAGAGAAAAAAACTTTTTCAGAGCCTGAGTGGTTAAATCAAGGAACCGTAATTTTATTTCCTAGTGATAACTGGCATCAGGTAAAAAAAGTAACTAAAGGAACTAGATATTCATTAGTAACATGGTTCAGAGGAAAGGATTTTAAATAATGAATGAATTTCAAACTAATAATTACACAGTAATAAAAAATGCGATTAGTGAAGAGGTAGCTGCTTTCATAGAGGAGTATTTTACTTTGAAAGAAAAAGTAGCTAAAAGACTTTTTGAAGATAAAATTATTTCTCCGTATGATGAGGTGTTCGGAACTTTTAGAGATGAACAAGTTCCAGGGGCATACTCTCACTATGCAGATGTAGCCATGGAAGTTTTACTTCAAGCGCTTCATCCTAGAATGGAATACACAACAGGCTTAAAGCTTAATCCAAACTATTCATATGCTAGGGTTTATAGAAAAGGTCATGAACTAACTAGACACATAGATAGATTTTCTTGTGAGATATCTACAACCTTAAACTTGGGTGGCGATATGTGGCCTATTTATTTAGAGCCCAGTGGTGAATCAGGTAAAGAAGGAATTGCCGTTAACCTATCACCTGGAGACATGCTGGTTTACAAAGGTAATATTTTGGAGCATTGGAGAGAACCTTTTGAAGGAGAGAGATGCACTCAAGTTTTTCTTCATTACAACAATGTAGAAACAAAAGATGCTAAACTTAATGACGGAAGACCTTTCATTGGATTACCTAGTTGTTATTTAGTAAGAAAATAAAATTTTATAGCGAACATTTTTCTTTAATAGAAAAGCCAATACCTTCAAAGAAGAGAGTGCCAAATTGGTATAAGTCTATGCAAAACTTTCCAGGGGGTAAGGAAAAAGGAGGTTCTGTAAAAAGATGTATTCCTTTTCTTGATGTCTTAACGTCAGGTTATTATCTTGTAAATAATTTTGCATTTTTATGTTACAAAAAATCAGACGACACAATTGCTATAGAATATAATCAAAACCTAAAAGAAAACCAAGCTATCTTAGTTGATTCTGGTATTAGTGATCATGGATATTGGCAGATAAACGAAGAGTTTTTTAATGAGGAAGAAATAAAGATACTACTTAAAATTAACAATCCTTGGTCTATTCAAACACCTAAAGGTTATAGTTGTATGTTTCTTAACCCTCCTAACTCTCCTTCCAAAATACGAATAGCAGAAGGAATTGTTGATACAGATGTATACAAGTTTCCTGTCAATTTCCCTTTTATTGTAAAAAAGTTTGATAAAGATTTTATCGTTGAAGCTGGGCAACCTTTGGTTTGGGTAATCCCTTTTAAAAGAGAAGATTGGAAAATGGAAGTTTATGACTACAATCAACACACGAATGAAGAACACGTTAGTATGTTTAGATATTATTTAGACAACTATAAAAACTTATTATGGAAAAGGAAAAGATATGATTAAGCCTGAAGAACTAAAAGATAAGAATGTAAGAATATACTTAGGTATGCCAATGTATGGCGGGATGCTAGCAGAAGCAACTGTTCATGGATTATTAGAGGTTCAACAATGGAGTATGGCAAAGAATGTTGGATTAAGATTTCAATCTATGGGTAATGAAAGTTTGATAACTCGTGCAAGAAATACAATAGTGTCAATGATGATGGATGATAAAGATTTTGTAGCTACGCACCTTTTGTTTATAGATGCTGACATAGGGTTTAATTGGCAGAATATTGAAAGACTTGTGTGCGCAGACAAAGATGTTGCTTGTGGGATCTATCCAAGAAAGCATATCTATCTTGAGAAAGTCAAAGGTATTTTACAAGAAAACCCTAATGCACAACCTGACGAGATAGAAGCAAAGGCTTTGGGATACAATGTTAATTTTGATGATCCATTAAACCTTAAGGGTGAGAACGGTTTCTTTCCAGTCAATGAAGCAGCTACAGGTATGATGTTAGTCAAACGTGAAGTGTTTCGTACAATGATGAAAAAGTTTCCTGAAAGAAAATATGAGTCTGATCAAATAGTTAACGGTGAATATTTTAGATCAGATAATTGTTATGATCTATTTGCCGTGGGTCCTTATGAGACTAAAACTAAAGAGGGCAAACCAACAATAAGATACCTTTCTGAAGATTATTATTTCTCTAGATTGTGGCAAGAGTGTGGTGGTCAAATTTGGGCTGACCTGGCCATGCCTTTAACACACTTTGGTAACAGAGCTTTTAAAGGTCATGTAGGGACAATGGTCGCTAACAAAGATGATAAAAATAGTAGATAATTTTTTTGATTACTACAGTCATGATTATTACGACTGTGTTAAGCAATTACCTTTTTACAACATAGACGAATTTCGAGAGCGCACAAATATAACAAATCAAAATTGGCCAGGAACTAGAACCGAGCCCATAGAGAAGGTGGCTCCTTTTTTGTTTCTAAACGTTGTTGAGTTGATTAAAAGAAAACTAAATATGGATCTTACTAAAAAAGGTCATGGAATGTATTGTCATGCAAGATATGAAAATGACAAACCTGATTGGATACATACTGATCCAGGCTACAGCGTATTGATATTCTTATCTGATACTAACTTAGAATCAGGGACTGCTTTTTTTGATGATAAAGATAACATGGTGGATCGCATTGGTTTTGTTCATAACAGAGCTCTTTTGTTTGACGGACAAAAATATAGACATATGTCTTTAAAGAATTATGGAGACTCAATTGACAATGCAAGGTTAACAATAAATACTTTTTTTGACAAATGATTGAATCAATTATCGAAGGATCTATTTATCTAAAACCTAATTTTCTAGGTGATGTTTTATTTAAAGGATCTAAAAATCTTTTAGATAACTTAGAGTATGACGCAACCTATCAACCTTCTGAGGTTTACTACGGTAATAGATTTCAAGCATATCCTTGTTATCAAACAATAGTTGGGGAGGATGAAACAAAAGTATACAAAAAAGAACTACAAAGAATTATAGACAGAGATTTTGATTTACGAGTTATTGCTAGAAAAGTTTTAAGTAAAGAGTTAATGAAGTCAAAAGTAAATACAAAGTACGGATTAGTTCATTCTGATTCTAACGCAGATATAGCTGGCATACTATATTTTGATCAATCGGTAAGTGGCGGGACTGCTTTCTTTGAACACGAATGGGACAAAGAACCTGATATTGTTGTTGGAGCTTATCCAAATAGGTTACTGATGTATAATGCCAAAAGACCTCACGCTCCTTGTCAAGACTTTACGTTTGATGAAAGAAAGATATTGGCATTTTTTATAACACTATGAACTTACAAGTAGTACAAAACGGTCATAGCAGCTTATATGCTGTCTATATTTTTAGAGATTTTTTACATGAGGATTATCTATCTGTTGTTAAGAATACTGTTTTAAGACTTACAGAAAAAGATGTTATGGATAGAAAAACAAACGTTAAAGCCACCATGTCAAACTACACATCTCTGTTGGAGGACAATCAAACAAAAAAGCTTTTTACAGAAGCCATGTTAACCATAGACGGTATTTATCAACTTAGGAGTTGTCACACCGAAGAGATATTTGATTACAAACTTAAAGACGCTTGGGCTATGAAGCACTTAAACAGAGACTATACTCAAACACACATGCACTATCCTACAGACTGGTCAGGAGCCTTTTATATTGACGTTCCTCAACCAGCGGAAAGAATAGACTTTTTAGAGTTTTCAAGGTCTGTGCCTTTAGAATCAAATATGTTGGTTTTGTTTCCTGGTATGGTAAAACATAGCGTATCTCCACATCTCTCGGAGGAAGCTAGGCTATCTCTAGCTTTTAACATTGATGTAGAAAAACGTTGAAAATGTAATATATTACTAAAATGCCCTTAGTTAATTTTAGACCAGCACCAGGTATCAATAAAGAAGTCACTGACTACACAGGCGAAGGCAAGTGGACAGATGGTGATATGGTTAGGTTTTTTCAAGGATTACCTCAAAAAATCAATGGTTGGGAGAAGTTTATTTCTACAACTTTGATCGGTGTTGCAAGGGACATGCACGCATGGGTTGCTCTTGATGGCACAAGATACAACGCAATAGGCACTGATAGAAAACTATATGTAATAGAAGAGGGATCTGCTTTTGACATAACTCCTATTAGAGAAACACAAGCTTTAACTAATCCTTTTACAACAAATGCTACTACATCTGTGGTTGTTACAGATGTGGGTCATGGTGCTAAGGAAGGTGACTTTGTAACTTTTGATTCTTTTTCAACTATTGATGGATTGGATATGAACAAAGAGTTTGAGATTAGCAGTGTGCCAAACACTTCAGCGTACGTTGTAACACATACCTCGGCAGCTTCAGGTTCAACTGCAAGTGGTGGAGGTTCAGGAAATGCAAAATATCAAATCAGTATTGGACCCTCTTTCTCTACTCCAGCATTCGGTTGGGGAACAGATGGATGGAGTTCAGGCACATGGGGAACGCCTTCTACAACATCAAACGTAACATTAGAAGCAAGACAATGGTCTTTAGAAAACTTTGGAGAAGACTTGATCGCTACTGTTCTAAACGGCGGGGCGTTTAGATGGGATACATCAGCAGGTGTTTCTACAAGATGTACTGCAATATCAGGTGCACCCACAGCATCAAGATTAAGTCTTTTATCGACTCCTGATAGACATTTAATTTTCTTTGGAACGGAAGCAACTATTGGAGATACTGCTTCACAAGATGATTTATTAATTAGATTTTCTGATCAAGAAGATATTACCACATATCAACCTACAGCAGAGAATACTGCTGGTTCGCTACGTATTGCAGACGGTTCAAGAATCGTAGCTGCTTTAAGATCAAGAGGTCAGAATCTTATATGGACAGACACTTCTTTACACTCAATGCAGTTTATTGGACCACCTTTTACTTTTGGTTTAAGACAGTTAGGACAAAACTGTGGAATGGTAGGTAGTCATGCTGGTGTAGACGTAAATGGTATTAGCTATTGGATGTCTCAGGATTCCTTCTTCTTATTTGATGGTGCTGTGAAAAAAATACCATGCACTGTAGAACAGTTTGTATTTGACAATCTAAATCAAACTGGAGCGGAGAATGCTTTTGCAGGACACAACGGTGAGTTTAATGAAATCATGTGGTTTTATCCACGCACGGGATCGGATCAAATAAACGCTATAGTCGCTTACAATTATCTAGAACAAACTTGGTGGACAGGAACTTTATCTAGAACAACATGGATGTCTAGAGAAGTATATGATGCTCCTATTGCGACAGAGTTTTTAGAAAGCACCACCGCTAATAACGAAACTATATTAGGATTAACTGCGGGAGCTACACAAACATTTTTACATGAGACTGGTAATGATGCTGATGGCACTGCAATCACTGCTTTTGTTAAATCAGGATCGGTAGAAATAGGTGAAGGTAATGAATTTTCTTTTGTTTCTAAACTTATTCCTGACGTGCAAAATCAGGAAGGCACGTTAAATGCAAAGCTTGAGTTTAAAAACTATCCTAACAACAGTACCAGTGTAATAAAAACAGTTAGTTTTAATGACAATACAGATTTTGTTAGTTTAAGAGGTAGGGGTAGAGAGTTTACTGTGAACTTGGTTTCAAATACCACCGGCACTGCTTGGAGAGCAGGAACTCAAAGATTTGACATACAACCAGACGGGAGAAGATAATGGCTAAATTAATTATACAAAGATTCCCTGACCCTGATGTAGAATACGATCAACAACAGTTTTCTATACTGATCAGACAGTTGGAGTTTATGATACAACAATTAAACACTTCTTATACGAGTGATACACAAGAGGAGTCCACAAGAAGATCGTGGTTTCTAAGCTAAATGGCTGACGTATTTAAAAGATTTATTGCAAACCTAACTACAACTGATTTAACCACAGTATTCACTGTGCCAGTGGCAAACGTAGCTGCTACGCCACCAACGCCTGTATCAACTTTTATTGTTAAGACTATCAACACACATAATTACGATGGATCAAGTGCGGTGACTGTTAACATTGATCACAACAACGGAACTGCTGATTTTCAAACGCATCAAGTAGATGTGTCTGCATCTGATACAAACACAATCTCTTCTGCTATAGTTTATCAAGAAGGAGATAGTATGAAAGTTCAAGCAAACGCAGCTAGTAGAGCAATGATAGAAGTATCTGTATTGGAGATTAAACAACAATTATAATGCGCCTTATTCAAGACGGTATGCTTGACAAAGATGTCGGCAACAAACTAATAGAAATATATAAAAACAATCCAAGTAAGTGTGCTTTGTGGGCTAATACAAATACTTTAAATTTAGCAAAGGTAGAAGACTTAGATGATCAATTACCAAAGAAAATAGTATTTGCTTTGAATAATTATTTGAACTCAAAAGGAGTTATCTCTTATCCTGAGTTAGTTCAAGTGGTTCATAGACCAACTGGCACAAAACACGATATGCACGTAGATGAAGCAAGAGATACTACAATTATGACATCTATAACTTATCTAAATGATGACTACGAGGGTGGTGAGACTTTCTTTGAAGACGGAATGATAGTCAAACCAAAAATAGGCAGGACTATCTTTTTTGACGGAATAAAGTATCCTCACGGAGTAAAAGAAATAACTAAGGGTAATAGGTTCGTTATTGCTTCTTGGTACACAGATAATTTGCATGAGCTCTACGGAATTAACTAAACTAAATTTACCAACAGAATCAAAACAATATCTTTTAGAGAAAAGAGAACTAAGTGATAATTTTGTAAAAGAAGTAAGATGGTTATTTAAAAATATTATAAAAAACGAAGACAAGGTTAAGTTTCACATAAGAAGACTTGCCAAGCTTAGATTACTACGTATTAAACAAGAAGACCTATTTGATAGATTAGTCGATAGATGGAGATGGCCAGAAACTTTGTTGGATGGCACACCTTCTTTACAAATACGCAAATCAAATGGAAAGATTGTTAAGCCTCATATGGAGAAAGATGGTTATATCAACTCTTTCAATAACATCGTTGCTTGGGAGAGCGGGGAGGAACTAATAGTTAGAAGAGCACACACTATGTTTAAAAATACTCTGTATGCAAAAAATCTTTTTTCAAAACTTTTAAATAGAAAGAACGTTTATTTTGATGGTTTTTTTAGAAGTGGACATCAAGAGATTAAATCCATTGAACATAAGTTTAGACATCATATTGTAATAAAAAATTGTTTTGGATACTTAAAAGTTCGTCTAAATGGCAAGATAAACCCACTAAAACCTGAGTCTGCTGTGTGGGTAGAAAAAGGTACGAAAATACAAATTTTTGGTATAAAATATCCTACTTACTATTTGTACTATCATTTATGAACAGAGAAATTTATAGAGGTAAAATTGACGATCGTGTTATGGATGACGCTTTTAAGGCAGTCGCTTCAAAACATTTAGACATGACAGATCAGTCTTGGGACTGTGATATCAAGACGTCGTATAATTTGACTGATAATATTTTGAATGTCAAAGAACTATGGCCTCTAAAGATGTCTATACTAAATCACATTAATGAGTATATGTTTTCAAAAGAAAAATATTTTGACGGATATATAAAAAAATCTTGGGTTAATATATATGAAGAAAATTTCTACCAGGAATATCATAACCATAAAGATGATTGTGTTAAGTTTATCTGTGGTGTTGTGTATTTAACAAGTTCAATGAGCGACATTGAGTTTTATATTGATGAGCCAAGAATAAGAATATCACCTAACACAGGTGATGTTTTGTTATTTGATGATGATGTATTACACAGAGTTTTACCAAACAAGAGCGAAAACAAAAGAATAAGCCTGGCTTTTAATTATCAAAAGTGTCAACAATGGAGAGGGTTAACATGAAAATTTGTATAGTTGGCGGGGGTTCTGCTGGTTTTATGACTGCAGCTACTTTGCTTAAAGTTTTTCCTAATTATGAAATCAGTCTTATAGAGTCACCAAATGAAAGCACTGTTGGTGTTGGAGAAAGCACCATACTCGGCTTTCGATCTTGGTTAGATTTATTAGGTATAAAAGATGATGACTTCATGAGAGAATGTAATGCTATATACAAGTACAGTATAAAGTTCACTGACTTTTATAAAAAAGGAGAGGCTTTTCATTATCCTTTTGGTGAGTTGAAATACCCTATGAATGACTGGTGGTATTTAAAATTACAGTATCCTGATCTTCCATACGAAAGTTACGCTTCTATGTTATATGAACACATGGCTCAGATAGATACTGGTCACATGTACAGAAGTGAGAACTTTGAAAAAGAAACAGCTTATCACTTTGATGCAACATTGTTTGCTAAGTGGTTGAAAGAAAAGTTTTGCATACCAAAAGGTTTAAAATATTTTTCTGAACATATCAAAGATATTGAACAAAATGATGAGGGTATTGTTTCATTAAACGGTAAACATAAGGCAGACCTGTACATAGATTGCACTGGTTTTAAATCTATGTTGTTAGGAGAAACTTTAAAAGAACCTTTTGAATCTTACGAGGATTTATTACCTAATAATTCAGCTTGGGCAACAAGAATACCTTACAAGGATAAAGAAAAAGAATTAGTCCCCTACACTAACTGCACTGCTTATAATGATGGTTGGATTTGGAATATACCTTTATGGAATAGAATAGGCACAGGATATGTGTACTCTGACAAATTTATTGATGACAAAGACGCTTTGTCAGATTTCAAAACTTATTTAGGTAGAGACGATCTAGAATTTAAAAAAATAAAAATGAGAGTAGGTATACATGAAAGATTGTTTGTTAAGAATGTCTGTGCAATAGGGTTATCAGCTGGTTTTATAGAACCTCTTGAAAGCAACGGACTATACACTGTGCATCAATTTTTGATTAAGTTAATTAGAAACATGACCAGGGGTGAGATAAGTCAATGGGATAAGGATAACTTTACCTTTGCTTGTAAATACTTATTTAAAAATTTTGCTGACTTTGTCGCTCTGCACTACGCTTTATCTCACAGAAAAGATACTGCGTATTGGAAAGCTAACTTTAATAAAAACTGGGACGAGAAACTTTACAAACTAGCTCCTACGATAGAGGCAGGGTTTGTACACACCGCTTTGATGAGAGAGCAAGTGCACTCTTTTGACTGCATTGGAGGGCATCACGCTATTGCAACAGGAATGCACTGGCACCCGACAGACATCAATATGTTAAAAGTGAGAGGTGTTGACATGACAGAATTCAAAGAAGAAAACGAAAAGAGATTAGATGATTTGACAAAAAGACTAAAAACATGGAGAGACTTGGCTATTGACGAGGGTTTCTCTTTTATGGAGTTTCACGAGAACAATGTTTATTACTAGTAATAATTTTTTATCAAAAGATAGTTTGAATTTTATAGAACAAACAGTGTTAAGTAATTCTTTTCCGTATTACTACAGTCCAAATACAATTCATAATCCACCAGATAACAATGCTTATATGAGTCATGATGTTTTAAGAAGACCTGAGGAAAGAACAAAAGGTGAGATGTTTAACTCTACGTATGGAGAACAGTTTTTAAGAATATTAAAGGAGTTTGCGGATGCAAATAACATTGAAGTTAAGGATGTTTACAGAGTGTCTGTAAATATTACGTTTGCTGGCATAACGGAGAATTGTCCAACGCACACGGACCACCCCTACCCGCACAAGCAGCTGCTGATATATCTGAATGATTGTGATCCTGAGGCTAAGACAGTAGTGTTATCAGACGACAACAGTAGAGTTTTACATACAATTGATCCTGAAAAATATAAAGGTGTTTGTTTTGGTTCTTCTCCACACTATATGGTATTTCCTAAAAAAGGCGCTCGTATCGTAGCTGTGTTTACATTTGCATGAACTTTAAATCTTTAGTGACTAACGTTTGGTATGCCGATAATGTATTTAACGAGGATGACCTTACAAGTTTTTGGAAAGACATTTACTTAGGTCACTGGGAGTACAAGAACTTATCAGGTAATGACAATGACCCAAACAGGTTTTGGTATCAAAGCACTCCTCACTATCAATCTTACTTTCAACCAAAGATAAAAGAAAAAATTGTAAGGTGCTATGCCAACGGTCAGTCCCTTACACAGTATGGTTCGTTTCATGCTGATGATGGAGATTGGACATATCTAATATACCCTGATCCTAATTGGACTATGGAAGACGGTGGTGGGACAGAATTTAAGATTGGAGATGATACTTCAATAGTAGTGTATCCCATATTCAACAGAGTTGTAAAGTTCAGAGCGAACATATCTCACAGAGCTTTACCTAATATTAAACAAGGATCTTTTAGAATTACCATTGCTTTGAAAACAAATGAATAATTTACAACAACAAATTTGTTCTGTTACAAAAGAGCTACAACCTTTTTATCATAAGGGCGCCTTTCAAGATATTTTTTGTTGGTCAGATTTGTATGACTTATTGAACAATACTCCTTTTATAAACTACGAAAGATTTAACGTAATAGGAGGCGATCTTAGCCCAATAAGACCTGAGCTGGTAGCAGAATGGCAAACCGATAAATCAATCATAGGACCACAGAGAGTCCAAAGATACATAGATAACTATGTTTGTTATCTAACTGACTGTTCTAGAGTTAACAAAAAGATAAATGACATTTGTCATTTTTTAGAAAACGTTAACAAAATATCTTGTGACGCTCACATATTTTTTTCTGTAAAAAATATGCAAACAACAAAAGATGGATTTGGTATGCACTTTGATCAGTCCCATAATCTAATAATACAAATAGAGGGAAAAACTCAGTTTACAGTAGAAGACAAATTTGACATAACCTTAGAACCAGGAGACTGTGTTTATGCTCCTGCTGGTGTATGGCACAAAGCGGTATCATTAGATAACAGACTATCAATTAGCTTTCCAATGAACCCGAACCACGAAACATTACAAGAAAGGACTTGGCTATGTATGTAATAACAAACGTTCCAAAAGATATTCTCGATCAACTTGACAAAGAAATACACAAAAAATCTCTTGAAAGATTTAATCATAATTTGGCGGGTAATTTAAAACAAGAGTATAGCATACCTGAAGCTAAGCCAATATTGATGCCCTTTATGAATGCTTGTGTTCAAGAGCACAGTAAGCAATTCTCTTATTTTAAAAATGCAGTTGAAACATTGTCGTCTCAAAAAGAATTAAAGTTTCTAAGCCTATGGGTTAACTTTCAACAAAAACATGAGTTCAATCCTGTGCATAAACATTCTGGTTTATTTAGTTTTGTTATTTGGCATAAGATGCCTTATACGTTTGAAGAAGAAGCAAAGAGATTTCCTCACATGAAAAAGGATGAATGTCAGGCGGGTTGTTTTAATTTTATCTACACAGATCCTTTGGGTAAGGTTGAAACAGAAGCCATACGAGCTGATAAGAGTTTTGAGGGTAAAATAGCTTTTTTTCCTGCTAAATTAGCACACTGTGTATACCCTTTTTATACGTCTGATGAGTACAGAATTACCGTGTCAGGTAATCTAGTTTTTGACGTATAAACTGTTGATTTCATAGCTTTTGATCTATAAAACTATAGTATGGCTAAAATTGTAGATGAGCCGAAGATCTTACGTTATGACATGATCAACGGTGAAAAAATTCCTGTTTATAGTGCTAAGGTAGAAACTACCGTAACTAATACTAAAACAGGTCACGAATATAGTTCACATGAGGAATGTCAGGCTGATATTGACAATCCTGAAACAGAAACAACAGAGGCAGATATAAGAAGAGATGTTCATGTAACCGCTCCAAATGTATTTGCTGGAGCACACACACTACCGGAGTAAAAATGTTAAAGAACTTTATCAAAGGTATTAAAGAGGCGTTGCCTGCCGTAGGCGGTATCATTGGTTACAGTGTTGCTGGACCATTAGGTGCTGGTATAGGTTCAGGCATTGGTTCTTTAGCTTCTGGTAAAGATGTGGATGATTCTTTTAGAAATGCGTTGATCGGAGGTTCTTTAGGTTATGCTGGTCAAACATATTTTGGTAGAAACCCAGATAGTAATTTTTTAGGTATAGGTAATTTCTTTAGAGAAGGCACAATACCTGGAGTTAGTAATGTCATAAAACCTTTTGGTCAAAGAGGTGCTGAATCAATCGGTGGTAAAATGGCTGGTCTTACTGCTCCAAAAGCAAAGGTTGGTGCGGCTCAAATGTCCCTTGATGATTATGTAAAAGGTGAAGTAGCTAAAGCTGGTAGTACTGATCCTGCGGTATTAGAATATGTTAAAGAAAAAGCTGTTGGCGATTATTACAGTCAAGCAAACAAATTTGATGTCAGTGACTTTTTTGTAAACAACGCTGGTTACATTATTCCTGGTGCTATAGCAGCTTACGCTAGTGGTGCCATGGATGAAGATGATATTGAGTTACCGAAATCACCTGAAGTAGGTTCTCAAGGACAACTTGCAACAGGAGTAGCAAACGTAGTTAACCCCATATTAAACCCTGATGGAACATATACTTACCCAGTAAAAGACGGTGGTATCATGAACGCTAAAGACGGCAAACTTTTTTATAAAGAAGGCAAGAATAATAGACGACCGTTGACTGATGAAGAAAGAGATTTCATGGATGATTTTCTTTTAAATAAAATGATGGAAGAAATGAGAAATAAACGAATGAAAGAGGAAGAAAGAGAAATGGATCCGTACAAAGATTCGTATCAGGACTACATAGACAGAACGTATAGGGGAAAGCCCGATATTAGATCTGCAAATATTGGTGGTAGTATAAGTAGTTTTAAAGAGAACAGTCCAAGAAGAGATTTATTTTTAGAGAGAGAAGGTCCGATATCCGATGACCGTGGATCACCGAACAAGGACACTGTCTATGCAAAATTAGCTGACGGTGAGTTTGTAGTGAATGCAAATACAGTGGCTGACATAGGTTATGGTATGGGTGCAACAAGTTTAGATCAAGCCAAAGAGATGGGTGGCTCTTTCTTTTATGGCTTACAAGACGCACAAAAACAAGGTATATTAGGCAACATGGTAGGTAGAGCGTAATGGCAGTTCAAGAACAAATCATTAGACAACCTCAGTTTATAGAGGAAAGAACAGAACAACTTCTTGAATCTGTCTTTGGTCCTCAGGGTGTTTCTAATACAGCTATGACAGTACCGTCTGCTCAGGTAGCACAATTTACAGCGCCTCAACAAACAGCAGCTAACTTAGCAACCACAGGCGTGGGTGCTTATCAACCTTTCTTACAGTCTGCGGCTAACACACAGGTTATGGCAGCTAATACTGCTTTAGGGGCAACTCAAATGTATGACCCTAACATCACATCACAATTTATGAATCCTTACCAGCAACAGGTTACACAACAAGCCTTAGCTGAGATGGACAGACAAGCTGCTATTGCACAAAATCAAGCAGCCGCTCAAGCCGTAGGGGCTGGAGCTTTTGGCGGTGGTCGTGAGGGAGTTGTTCAAGCAGAACTTGCTAGAAATTTACAAGATATAAAAACAAGAAGAATATTTGAAGATCAGTCAAGAAACTATTTACAAGCACAACAAGCTGGATTAGCTGCTCAACAAGCTCAACAGGCCAGGCAATTACAAGCCGCTGGTGTATTGGGTGGTGTGGGAGCACAACAATTAGGTTTAGGTCAGTTCGCACAAGCAGGATTGCAAGGCGACATTCAACAATTATTAGGCATTGGTGGCATGCAACAAGCACAAGATCAGGCACAGTTAGACGTTGCACGTCAAAACATATTAGAAGCTCAAAGAGAGCCTTTTGGTAGAATACAGTTTGCTTCCGACATCTTACGGGGTGTGCCTTCAGGACAACAAACATTTACAACTCAACCATCTCCTTCACCATTATCTCAGTTACTAGGTGCTGGAGTTAGCTTAGCGGGCATCGGTTCACTATTCGGTGGTAACTCAGGAATACAGTTGTGATATGGCAAATGATATACTCAAAAGAAAAATGTTCGCCAAAGGGTTTCAACCTGGTGGTAATGTAAGCGGACCAGGATCCACAATAAATCAAATTATTGAAGGTAGCTTCCCGTTTCAAATGGGTCAAACTTTTGGTCAAGAGATGGAGAAAGGGTTGCAACCTGGCTATTTAGCCAACACTGTTTCAACAGGTATTGGAGCTGCTTATGAAAACTTAGCTAACATTCAAAACTATTTTTTCTCTCCTTATTTTGACTTAGGTAAAAGAGCAATCAACGAATTAAGTACAGGTTTTTTAGGAACAGATAGAACAGAGTTTGCTCCGACACCTAGAGTTGTAACAGGTAGCAATCCTTATGGTTTACCTGTTAATATAGAAAATAACATAACTCCAAATACTTTTAACACATACTACCCACCAGGAACTCAAGTTAGACTATCAAAAATAGCTGATATTTACTCCAAAGGCGGTGGGAGTTATCTTAGAAATACATTAGGTGTTGACGCTGAAGAATTAAAAGAGGCAGGTCTTTTAAAATTACCAAACACACCGCCTCCAGGAACTGAGATGAGATTAGCTAATGCTAATGATTTTTTAGATAGTGAAATTATTTTAGCTCAGGCAAATGAACCTAAAAGTGATGATCAGGTTGAGGCTGAAACAAAAGCAAACATAGAGCAAACTGGTGGAGATGCTTCTGTTATGGAACAGGTAATGGCGGAACGAGCTCGACAAGAACAGTTTTTAAGAGAGCCTGGTTCAGGTTATCAAGCAGGAGGAGATAATTCTGTTGCAAATATGGAGGCAGAACAACAAAACAAACAAGATAATCAGAACAAAGAAGAAGAGTTCAACTTTGGTATGGAGGTTGACAAACTAAAAGAAGAATTAAAAAGGGTTACAGGTCCTGAAAATTCAACTGACGCCGCTTTGCTTTTATTGAAGCTAGGTTCAAACTTAATGAGCGGTAGAACAGATGAGAAAGGATTGACTGGTTTCTTAGACGTGTTGGGTCAAGCGGGAGCTCCTGTTGTAGATACAGCGATTGCATTAGCAGAAAAAAGAAGAGCTGAAGATAGAGAGCTTGGTTTAGCAGCCGCAGGTATGGTTGAAGACAGACAACAAAGACAATTAGACAGGGAATATAGTTTACTCGAAGTACATGCTAAAAACGTCGGTGAAATAGGAGATAATAACTACGTATATGAAATACAGTACGACATGGATCCAAAATCACCTACCTATGGTCAAAAGATAGCGGATACCAATATTGGTATGCGAGTAGATAATCCAAATGACTTGCTTGGTTACAAAAAATCTAACGTCGTGTTTGAAATAGAACAACCAGACGGATCAACAGTCGTGGTAGAGAAACCAAGATACAATGTATTAGATACTCCACCTTGGGAAATGGCATACAATTTTGCTGGTTTAATGAACCCTGAAGGAGATAAATGGAACACGGATCAATCAAGATTAGGTAGAATCAAAAGTTCTGTTAATAAGATAGATCAAGTAATGGCTATGTTTGGTGATGGTAATGAGATCGGTTTCTTTTACAATCCTAAAGCCGCTGTTTATACAATCGGAACTATATGGAATCAACTGAAAGGTCAGTACGAAGAGGCGGGTAAAAGTTTACCAAACATATCTCAAAAAGAAGTTGAAATGGCGTACAATCAAATTGCCAACGATCCTGAATTGGACGACGAGTCAAAAGCGATTGCGTTACAGAACCTTGAACAGATTATTACTGGTAAAGGTATTTTTAATGATCAAAACTATTTTGGAAACAAGGACTTTTTATCTTATCAAGATACTTTAGCAGGATATCTTAATGCTGAATTGAATGACAAACTTGATGTAGCAGGAGGTTTTTCTGTCAATGATTTAAGAATTGAAGACAAGGCTGGTTACATCATAGGTCAAATACCTGGCGTGAGTGATGGTCTTGAAAAAGACATTAGAACGATCAGAAATAAAGGTTACTCAGGAACATATTTTGACGTCAACACGACACAAAACGTTCCTTATGACGGTGGAGAAACTATCGGTGAATTAGCAGATGATAAGTTTGAATACTTAAATGAAACAGCTGAGAAGTTCGGTTTGGTCTACGATCCAACACAAAGAAAATTTGTTCCTAGTTTTGACTCTGTTACAGCTCCAGGAGCGGATAGATCTATTACTCTAAATTTGGCAGGTAAAGAAGTTGTTATACCTTCTACTATCGCTGCTGTTGATATTTATGCAACTATTCTTGGTTTTGACTTTGCTAGATATATTCAACCTGAACAACGATTATTGAAAGATACAATTCAATCTTCTGTTGGTAAATTTGATTTAACAGGTCAGTTCTCTTCTCCACAAGTTTTACTATCAAGGGTTAAAGGTTTTAAAAATCAATTGATTCAAGAGTATAATGAGACGATTGATCAAAACTTCTTACCTCAATATGCTCAAAGACATTATTATAAATCAGATGGTTATCTACCTACTACCTCTTATGATTATGCAAATCCTGAAATAAGATATGATGGACAGATTGAGTCCTCTTCTTCAGCGGCAAACGCAGCTGCTGATCCTGTTAACTTGTTGAAGTTCTATGATGTTGATGTAGACTTAAACTTAAATCCAGTAGAAGGGGCTGTATTACCTAATTAACGATGAAAACTTTTACACAATTACCTGATTTATTAAGAGCTCGAATGGAGTTCATGCAACAAAATAACAATCCTGAAGTGTTTCCTTCTTATACTTTTGATGATGTTGCTAAAATATCAGACACTGGTTTTGATCAGGTCAGAGGATTTCAAAAAGGCGATCAAGTTAAAAAAGATGAGGATGAAACACCACAAGTCTCTCCTGATTTACCACCAGGTGCTCCTCTACCGACAATCTTGGGCATGACTCAAGCCGCAGAATCTTATGGTGGTACCACAAGAGAAACAGGAGCTTCTATACCTATCAATCAAATGCAATCTATTCTTGTGCAAATGGCAGAGAATGGTTTGAAAAAAGGATTGCCTCAAGCTCAAATTATTAACGACATGGAGAGAATGAAAGCTGAGTACGGATATACAGACTCAATGATGTATCCTCAAACAGCTAGTATTGATGAAATAAATGATACAGCAGGTTATTTAAACGGCAGACCTAACCCTTTTCCAATGATGAAGTTATCTTCGTCTGTTCTTTCTAGCATAGCGGGAACTGTGAAAGGAGCTAGACTTGGAGCTGTAGCTGGACCGTTAGGTGCTATTTTTGGAGGATTACTTGGTGGAACTGCAGCTTATGTTTCTAATTTAGCTGGTTATGAAGGACTGTTGTCATACTTAAATGGTAAGGGTGTTTTGTATACACCAACTTACAACGAGTATGGTGAGTTCATGGGACAACAAAAAGGTATTTATAGACCAAGTGTTGACGAACAAATAGATTATTTGAAAAGAGAAGCTTTAATTGATTTAGCTTTTGGTGGCGCTTTTTTAGCAGCAAGACCTGCTTTAGGTATATTCAAAGCTGGTTTGAATAAAGCTACTGGTGTAAACAAAGAAGCTTATCAACAATTGAGAAACATAGGAATAGATCCAGGTCGCTCTGAAGTATCGAACATGTTTATTTTTAATTCTCTACCTAACTCGATTGGTAGAACTCCTTTCTTTGGAACTGTGTTTAGAAAAGCCTATGAGAAGAATGTTGAAAAATATTTAAAGAACGTAGATAAGAACGTTATTCCTGGGTTTGATCAATTAGTTACAGCTATGAATGGTGGTGGCCTTGCACCGAAAAGCATGATTGCTGACATGGGATATGACATGGCAACTACAGTTAGTAAGTATACTAAGAACGCTGTTAACGATATCAATAAAAGCTACACCAAAGCAATAGGATTAGCTGAGAGTTTAGGAGATGTCTTCTCCATCAAGGGTGCAGGTAATCAATCAAGAGAACTTGCTAAATCAATATTTAAAAATGCACCTAAGGATGACGCTGGAAAGTTTATCAATAAAGCAGACGAGAGCGTTTACAAATTTTTAAAAGGATTAGAAAAAGACGCTATTGAAACAGGGACCGTGAACTATGGTAAAATAAATGGTTACATGAATCAGATTGATAACTACATGCAACCTGACTTTAAATTAAAAACGTCTGCAAAAGATATTTCACAAAAAGTAAAAGGAGTTTTAACAGAACTAGAAAAGTCTTTAGGAGCTCCTGTGCCTTCTTTAAAAAGCATCACAGGTAAATCAAACACAGCCATGAGAGAGTATATGAACTCTCTTAAGTTAGCTGATGATACATATGCTAAATATGCTGTATTGTTTGGTGGTCCTGATGGTAAACATTTTAAGGGTATCACAAAATTTCAATTCTTTAATGAGTTTCAACAACAAGGGAGTAAGTATGTTGAAGACTTGTTTAAGAAAGCATTTAGATTAGAAACAAAAACTTCTGTCGACAATATGTATAAGTTAATGGGTCCTGAAAAATTTAAAGACGCTGTTAGATTAAGAATAGCAGACGCTTTTCAAAAATCTTTTGAGGGAGCACCGGGCTTTATGAGATCTGCAAAAGATAGAACAGATGACTTCTTTGGTCAGTTAGCTGACATGAAATTCAATGTTAACTCTTTCAAAAGTAATTTAGGTCTTGATCAAATCATGAAGTTTGATGCAAATAAACTTGTTGCTATGGATGAGGCTTTAAAAAAAGCAGGCTTAGGTATTGGCACAGAGGATTTAAAAAAGTTTGCAGATGCCTCTGAACAATTTTTCAATAATAAAAACTTTAACTTATCAACTTACTTGGCTCGTCGAACACAGTTAGGTGGTATTAAATCTACTTTACGTGCCATATCAGGAGGCTTTTTATTCCCTGGTGGAGCAGCTGCAGGTGCGGCCGCAGTATCTGGTAGTGTTGGTTTAATAAATGCTGTTACTTTCTTGGTTCTTGGTAAGTATGCCACGAAGATATTTTCCAATCCGTTTAGCATCAACCCTATTAAAGATGCAATAACTACACAATCAACGAACCTAAAAGGTATTCGTAAAAATTATTTAGAGTTGGCCAGGACATTAGAAAAACTTTTAAATGAAAACCCTGACTTAGAAGAAAACTTAGAGAATGATTTTAATTCTATACAGAGAAGAATTAACACAACGGTCGGTAGCTTTTCTCCTTTGAGCGAAGGTTTCATGGAGTTTCAAAAAGGTAAGAATCAAGATCTTATGGAGTTTATGGACAGCTTTAAAGATATTCCTAACACGAACATTGCTACAGAGACCGTGCCCGCAGAACAAAGTCAAGAGCCTGAGATTAGAGAACAAGTCACCACAGTTCCTCAAGAAACAGGAGTAGCTAATAATGTACAGCCAGTAAATGATGCCACAAGATTAGCATCAGTGGAGGATGTATTTTCAGCACCAGTCTCACCTGATACGGCAGATAATGCACAGGCTTTGTTCCCACAGGACTCTCTACTTAACACAGCATTGAGGAGGAGAGTATAATGGTAAGAAGAGCTCCAAGAGGTTTTAAGGATAAAGCTAAAGGCGGTAAAGGAAAAAGTCTTAGCAAATCTGCTATAAGTAGAATCATGAGCGCTGCCGACAGTAGTGTGCCTGGTGGTTCTTTTTCTGACTTAGCTAGAGCAGATAAACAAAAGCAGGTTAAATATGATAGACCTGCAGACTTACAAAGTTTTGTAGACAAATCAAAGCTGTATCAAGAAGGCATTGGTCTTGGTGGTCGAGTAATGGATGACGGCACTCTACAAATGGGAGGCTTACGAGATGCAGAAGGCAATCCAATTATTTTAAAAAACGCCGCTGGTCAGACCGTTTTATCAATGAGTAAACCTGGTATTACTGCGGTAGCACCCAGAAACTTTTCAGAGGCTATGGGAGATATAAGAAGAGCTTTTACAGGATACAATACTCTATCTTATGATCCCAATGCTAAGGGAACTCCTAGTACAACGGGTGGCACAATAGTTGAAAATCAAGGCATTATGTCTAACTTTAGTCCTCTTTCTATTATCCCTGGATTTGGAATGGCATCAAAGTTTTTTGAAGGTGCCAAGGATGTTTATAATTTTATGTTTCCTCCTCCAGCAAAAGTTACTTATGGTAGTGAAGTAACAGGCACAGTTACTGAAGAACCTACTGGTGTTATGACAGCTTTTCCTAACAATTTCGAAACAGAACTTAAAACTAAACCTGAGATTCCTCCTGCATCTAATTTTGAATCTTTGTTAGATCCTGTGAACAATCCAGCTTTATATGGTGATGGAACTTTCTTTGATAAATTTGATGAACAATTAGATACTTTAGGTTTAAGTTAAAGATGTGGTTGAAATTAAAAAAGTTGTTTGATAAAATTCTGCCTCAGAAAGGAAAACCCGATGAACATGCAATACATTGGGGAATTGGATCATGATGAAAATTACAGACGAACTTCGAGCACGGGTACAGGACCATGAAGGCCTACGCACACAAATGTATTTGGACAGTTTAGGAAAAGCCACGATCGGAATCGGGCACCTTATTCAGCCTCACGAGCGAGAAAGATACAAAGAGGGTGTGGAAATCTCTATGGACGAAGTAAATGAATTATTTGATATAGACTTAAATAAAGCAGCTGCGGGGGCGGATCATCTTATAGATGAGTGCATTGGACACGATTTACCTCAACACGTGTCAGAGGTGATTCTTGAAATGGTGTTTCAGCTGGGAACAAATGGTGTTCGAAAGTTTGCCAAGATGTGGAAAGCAATGAGAGTTAAGGATTGGAAAAAAGCCTCTGAAGAAATGAAAGACTCCAGGTGGCATTCACAGACACCGAAGCGCTGTGAGCACCTTGCTGAAATCATAGCTAATACCTAAAGAGTTCTTCTGACGTAGTTGGGTAAGGTACCCTCTTCTAAATACCAAGCATAGGCTGCTTTCCAGTCTTTCTTGTATTCAGCTTTTAGGAAGTCCTTTAATTCTTGTTCTTTATCGACATCACTTTTAAAAAAATTTAGAAAGTGTTGCTTTGCTTTATTGGTTAAGTTGTACATTGTAATTCTCCTTTGTCGTGGAGAATATACATTTATTTTTTTCTTTTAGATTTGCGATTATGCGATAGCTGATGTTCTTCTACGGCTTTGTAAACTTCGACCCTGGACCAGTGTTGCATGGCAGCTTTGTGTATGTCTTCTTGAAATACTTTTAGCTGACCTATGTCTAATTCAATCGGCATACCAATATTATTCATGGCTCTTTGGGCTTCTTCTCTTGTTAAACTTAAAAGTAATTTTCCATCTTGGTATACGATTCTACTCATACACCGCACATACCTTCGCAATCATTGAATGTAACACCACCTAATTCGTCGAACATGGACAACTGACCATTGTCTTTTGCCTTCTCATCAATATCAATTTCACTCAAAGGTTTACCTTCTTTGGTTACAAAGACAGTGTAGCCTTCACGCATACCTTTAAACCCACCATTAATCTTTTTTTCAAATTCAATAACGTGTTGAAACTCTTCAGGTGAATTATCTTTTAAATACTTCCATTCTTTCCATGTTTTATAAGGACAAAAAGTACAAGCTGACCTTGGTGGTTTAGGCATAGTGTGATCCTCAAACCATTTCTTACACATCGCTCTAGTGATGTTTCTGTCAACTAGTGGGTAAACATTCTTGATCCAAGGCTTCCTGGCCTCTTTTACACGATAGGTTTCATCACGGGATATGCCCATGATCATTTCAACAACAGTGCCTTTTTTAACACGTTGTCCTTTTTTATATCCCATGTGTGTTCTAATGTATTTGTGAATAGGTTCAATTTTGTAGTGACCAGTGCACTGCCTGGTCAAGATACCCATGCTGTGTTTCTTTGGGTCTTTTGTAAAGAAAGGAGGAGTTCTAGAAGTATGCAAACCTTCTGCTGCCTCAATTGAATCTTGTTCTATGTCTCCTGCACTGATTACATGAATAGGATAATTTTTAATTTTACCCTTCATCCAGTCAAACCATTCATAAACTTCTTTAGGCTCTGCCATTGTGTCTGCAAATACAGCAAAATCTGGCATTGGACCTATTTCACCATACTCATACATAAAGGCTAAAGTGCTTGATTGCACTCCCGCTCCTAAGGATAATACTCTTAAATCAGCCATTGTTTTAACTCCTCTCCCATGACTTCCGTCGCTAAATTAATCTTATTCCTCAAACTTTGTACAATCTTTTCATCTACAGTGCCTTCAGTTACTAGGTCAACATAAGTGACCTTTGATGTTTGTCCTATGCGGTGCACTCTATCCTCCGATTGTAGTCGGACTTCTAAGTCATAAGAGTTACTATAGTATATCACAGTGTGGCTCTTGGTTAAAGTTAAACCATAGCCTCCTGTTTTTGGATTACCAACAAAATAACGAAGGTCTTCGCCATTTTGAAAGTCATCTACAATTTGTTGTCTTTCTTCACTTCCAGTGTCTCCATAGAAAGTTGCAACGGAACTTGGACCATGCACCTTTGATATTTCAGTTGCAATCGCTTGAATATCATGTCTATAGTTTGCCCAGATAAGAACTTTGCCTGATGTCTCTTCTAGTATATTCATTAATTCTTTTAACCTGTTATTCTCTACTGGCTTTACTTCTCCATTATCTAGTTTTACGTGCCCGCACACTATCTGATGTAGCCTTAATATTTGGGTTAGCGCTGATAGGGCTGTCAGCCTTTCTCCCTCTAACTCAGCTATGGCCATTCTTTTCATAGTGACATACATCTCCAATTGCTTTGGAGTCATTGAAACATTTCTAACCTGATATATTTTTTCAGGAAGATCTAAGCAATCGTCTTTTAAAACTCTGTATGAAAAGTTGTCTAGTTTTTCAGCTAACTCTCCAAGTCTTTGATAGCTAACTATCATACTAAACTGATGCGTAGGCATGTTTCTTTTTACCATGACACAGTATCTATTTTTAAATGTCCAAAAAGAACTAAACCCCAATAGGTCTTCACTCAAAAAAGCACACTGAGCATATAGATCTATGGGTGAACGAGTCACTGGAGATCCTGTCATGATGCGTCTGTATTTGATAAGCGAAGAAAGCTTTAATATATTTTTAGTTCTAGCTGCTGTAGGGTTTTTTATTGTTGTGCTTTCATCAACTGCTACCATTGCTTTATGTGCAAGTAAAAACTTCTTGGCAAAGTCAACGCCTTTCTTTGTACTGAAGGCTTCTACATTCATTAATAAAATTTTAAAGTTGTCGTTCGGTAAGAATACTTTTTCTAATTTTTTTCTATCCTCTGCTTTGTTATCAGATCCCCATACAAAAATATCAGGTGTTATATGTTCAGGTAGATGACTCTTAAGTTCTCTTTTCCAGTTTTTATATACAGTTTTAGGAGCTATAACCATGAGGGTTTCTATATCTCCTTGATCCCACAACCAGCTAGCATTATATATGGCTACCAGTGTTTTACCTGTTCCCATTTCCATGAACCAGGCAAACTCTTCCTTATCAAGGGCAGCGCCCAATGCAGCTAATTGATGAGCAAAAGGCTCAGTCTTAAACGGATAGTCCTGTAATTTTTTCATAACTTTCTACTTTAGAATATAGTGCTTGTAATTTAGATATCAAGTATTATATAATTACACTAGAAAGAAGGTAACATTGAGTAAAGTATATGTAGTACAAGAAATGCCTGGTAAGGACATATTATCTGCTGATAAGTATGGTGAACTTGTCCCTGTCATGCCACCAAACTATCAAGTTGTCCTGAGTCCAGGACCAGCTGTTGCAAAGATGAAGCGTGCAATCAAAACGTTTACTGACGATGATTACATACTTTGTATGGGCGACCCTTCTCTGATAGGCATTGTATGTGCATATTGCTCAGAGTTGAATGGTGGTAAATTTAATCTGTTGAAGTGGGATAAGAAACATCAAAAGTATTATCCTATATCAATAGAACTCTATAGGAGAACGTAATGACTAACGCATCTATACTTGAGTCTTTAGAAGAATCGTCTAAGGATTTAGGTAAACTTGATGATGGATCTTTGTCCTCATTGGGCTCGAAGTGTCATGAAATCGAATCAACTGTAGCTGAACTTGAGAACATTGAGGCTCATAAAAAAGGACTCAATCAAAAGTTACAGAAGTTGTATGATGAGACAACCGAGTTGCTTAGGGCTAAGAATCTATCTTCACTTACCTTGGCTAATGGATCAAAAGTCACTGCTTCCGAAAAAGTAGTAGCACATATCAAAAAAGAGATTCAATCTGAAGCTTTTGATATACTACGAAACAAAGGATTCGGTGATCTGATCAAGCGTGAGGTAAAAGCAAACTTCGCTAAAGGCGAAGACTCTCAAGCAGAACAGTTCATACGTGCAATCGAAGAGCAAGGACTTCAACCGGTGGATGATGCCAAAATACATCCAAGCACTCTTAAAGCTTTTTTTAAAGAGCAGCTGGATAAAGGCAACCCGCACGAATTACCTTTAGATCTTTTCGGGGTACATGTCTTGAACGAAATAAAGATAAGGAGATAACTATGCGTAAGAGAAAAACCGTAAATAAGAAGAAGATGTCTGCTGGTAAAGCAGTACAAGAAAAGAAAACACAGGCAGTTGCACCTGTGACTCTTGATAGCCTGGAGGCTCTCAGTGGTAGAGGCTTACAGAATGTATCTAACGATACAATGGCTACACCAAGAGTAAAAATATTGATGCAACTCTCACCAGAACTTGAAGAGATAGAAGGTGCGAAGGCAGGTATGATTTACAATACCGTGACTCAAGAACTATACAAATCTGATGAAGGTTTGAGAGTCGTGCCTTGTTACTTTCAGCTTCAGTATGTTGAGTGGGCGGACCGTGGACAAGGGTCAGGTGCGCCTATCAATGTGTATGATGCTAACTCTGATATTCTGATGAAAACAAAGAGAGACGATCAGAATAAGGATAGGCTCGACACTGGTAATTACATTGACACTTGTCATAACCATTTTGTTTTGGTTATTGGCAAAGACGATGTGCCATCACCTGCTGTAATTACGTTTAAGTCTACACAGCTTAAACACAGTAAGCGTTGGAACACCATGATGAAGAGACAATTCCTCAAAGGAAAAAACGGAAACTTGTTCGCAGCTCCTGCATTCGCTCACATTTATAAGTGGACGACAATGAAGGAGTCTAACGACAAAGGCACTTGGTATGGTTGGAATGGTCCTACCAAGGAAGCAGTTCTCACCGAACTACCTAACGGTGGTGACTTGCTTAATATGGCTAAAGAGTTTGAAGAGAGTTGTAGAAAAGGTGAAAGAAATGTTTCTTATGAAGAAACAGAGACTTCATCTAGTGACTCAGATTCAAGCATACCATTTTAAATTAACTAGGGGGCTATAAGCCCCCTTTATTTTCGGGAGTGCATTTGAAATACGAGAAATTTAGAGAGATATTTAAAGGTTTAGATAGAGCTTATGGTGTCTATTTTAAAGGTGAAACAAAGGAGAATGGTAAGTTATCTGGTAAAGCTTACATCAAAAAAGAACCTTTGTTTGATCAATACTATGATGCTCATCTAGACGGCAAAGACCCTGGCTTAGGGATCATTCCTATTATGGATGATTCTAATTGCTATTGGGGCTGTTGCGATATTGATAAGTATCCTCTTGATTTCAAAGCAATAATAAAAAAATTAAGAGCTAAAAATATTCCTATGATTGTGTGTCGTTCAAAGAGTGGCGGGGCACATCTATTTCTTTTTGCAAAACAATCTGTGCCTGCATCTTTAATGAGAAGAAAGCTATCAGAGATAGCTGCCTCTTTAGGATATGCTGACTGTGAAATATTTCCGAAGCAAGAAGAGATTAAAAAAGACAGAGGAGACACAGGTAATTTTTTAAATTTACCTTATCACGGTGGTGATGAGAGTATGAGATATGCTATGGATGATGAGGGTAATTCATTATCTGTAGAAGAGTTTTATCAATTATATGATAAATATGTTTTGACTCCAAAAGAACTGAAAGATGTAAAGGTTGTTGAAGAGTCAAGAGAGTTAAAGGATGGTCCACCTTGTTTGGAAACTTTGATGGCTGAGGGTTTCCCTGAAGGTACAAGAGACAATGCTTTGTATCAATACGCAGTGTATGCAAAAAAAGCTTTTCCTGATCACTGGCAAGACAAGATATCTGAGTTCAATCACAAATACATGGACCCAGCTTTATCTGTTAACCAGGTAAACAAAACAATCAGGCAACATGAAAAGAAAGAGTATGCGTACAAGTGTAAGGATCAACCAATGTGTTCACATTGTAATTCTAATTTATGTCGTCAAAGACAATTTGGTATTGGTGTAGATTACGAACACAAGTTTGGTGACTTAACAAAGTATCAATCCGATGAATCTGTTTGGTTTCTAAACGTTGATGGTAGGCGTTTGGAGTTGACCACAGATAGCCTGTTCGAGCAGTCTAAGTTTCGAAAAGCTTGTATGGATAATTTGAATGTACTCCCAAATCCATTGAGTAATAGAGACTGGACTGCTCGTATTCAGCAGCTACTACAATCAGTCGAAATAATAGAAATGCCCAAAGAGGTTAGAAAGGAAGGTCGGTTTGAACAACACTTGGATAATTTTATTAATGACCAAGGTAAGGCACTCAATATTGAAGAGATACTTATCGGAAAAGCTTGGTCAGAAGAAGGAAAAATCTACTTCAAGATGTCTTCACTAGAAGAGTATCTTATGAAGAAAAGATTTACTGAGTTCACAACAACTCAGATGGGGGCACGTATTAAACAAATAGGAGGTGGCGATACTCGTAAAAGAGTTCGTGGTAGGTTAGTTTATATGTGGTACGTGCCTGATCAGGAGAAAGAAGAGGTTAATTTAGATTTACCTTCTATGAAGGAGGAGATACCATTTTAAAACATTTAGATTTGTTTTCAGGTATAGGTGGGTTCAGTCTTGGTTTAGAGCAAGCGGGACTCGTTGATACAGTAGCCTTCTGTGATTGGGAGAAATACTGTCAAGACGTAATAAAGAAACACTGGCCAGGAGTGCCTGTGTATGGAGATATAAAGGAGCTAACACATGAAAGACTCAGAGCAGATGGAATTGATTCCATCGACATCATCACAGGCGGATACCCCTGTCAACCCTTCTCAGTCGCTGGACGTCAGAAAGCTGAAGAGGATCCGAGACATCTCTGGCCAGAGTATTTTAGACTTGTCAAAGAACTCAGGCCAACTTGGGTCATTGGAGAAAACGTTAGTGGACACGTTAAACTCGGTCTCGACACCGTACTCGAGAACTTGGAGAGTGAAGGTTACTCAACAAGGACGTTTAGTATTTCAGCTTCGAGCGTCGGTGCCAACCATCAACGGGAAAGGATCTGGATTATTGCCCACGCCAACGACACAGGAGATAGAGCATCAAAACATCAATTTGACAAAGACAGGGAGAAGATTATCAAAGGACGGCAAGAGCAGTCACAGTTTGAATCTAGCAGATACAGTGAGGATATGGCGAACTCCAGATGCTCACAGTGGCCGTGGGGCTTCGAGCAAGGAGAGAATGCAGATGAAACTGGAGAAGGGAATGCCAATCAGTTTGAACGATCAGGTAGCACATCCAAATCTAATGTGGCCGACACCGAGAGCGTCAGCAGCTATGGCAGAGAACATCGAGAACATTCAGAAGAGAGGGACGGAAAGAGGCAGATTAGAAGAGAGAGTAGCTTTGAGGTGGCCGACACCAACGACGAACGATGCCAAGAACAACGGGGGAGCATCACAGCTACGACCAGAAAGAAGAGGATACGGGAAGAATCTCAACGCCGTGGTAGCAGAGAGATCTCAAAGTGGTGGGAGTTTGAACCCGACGTGGGTCGAGTGGCTCATGGCTTACCCAAAAGGGTGGACAGACTTAAATGCTTAGGCAATTCTGTTGTGCCTATCATTCCATACTTGATTGGTAAAAGTATCTTGGGGACATATAACATTGAGTAATACAAATATTATTTTTGGTCCACCAGGAACAGGTAAGACAACCAGGTTACTGCGTATTGTAGAAGAAGAATTGGAACGTGGAACACCGCCCGATCGTATAGGATATTTTGCATTTACCCGCAAAGCTTCTCGTGAGGCTATTGATCGAGCCTGCACAAAATTTAATTTACAAAGAAAAGATTTTTCTAACTTTAGAACTTTACATAGTCTTGCGTATCATTCGTTGGGTTTAGATAAAACTAATGTAATGAAAGATGAACACTACAATGAGTGTTCTGACTTGCTTCAAGTTAAATTAAAAAATGCAGATAAAACTGTAGACAACTACGGTGCCTTCGTAGCTGAGGATATTTATATGCAGCTTATCAACCTAGCTAAAGTAAAGAACGAACCTTTAAATAAAGTGTTTCATGAGTTTGGTCACGTACCTGGGGGTTGGTTGAAACTAGATTATGTTGATAGGGCTTTGAAAAAATATAAAGAAGAAAGAAATTTATTTGACTACACAGACATGGTGATGGAATACAATAAACAAAAACCAAAGTCTAAGTTAGAAGTATTGATTGTTGATGAAGCTCAGGATCTGTCTTTTATACAGTGGGAGATGATTAAGAACATGCAAGATCAAGTAGAAAGAGTTTACATAGCAGGAGATGATGACCAGGCTATATTTAAATGGTCAGGTGCTCAGCCTGAGTTTCTAATAAACTTAGAAGGTAAAAGAGAAATTTTAAATCAATCATACAGAGTTCCCATAGCGGTGCATCGGGTGGCTAATAGTTTGGTATCAAGGATAGATAATAGGGTGCCAAAAGAATATATGGCTAAACCTGTGTCAGGATTCTTAGAAAGACATATACATCGTTTTGATTCAGTAGACTTGAAACACGGATCATGGCTCCTCCTGGCCAGGACTAATTATATTGCTGAGCAACTTGTCATGGAGTTGAGAGACATGGGTATGTATTATGAGAAGTTTGACAATCCTTCTGTATCACAAAAATTAGTAGAAGCAATACGGACCTGGGAAACTTTACAAAAAGGTGATAAGGTTTCTTTTGATCAGGTAAAGAATTTGTATTCGTATTTTAAATTAGAGAAAGATGTAGCAAGGGGTCATAAAGGATTGACAGGTGTAGATGAAAAGAAAATGTTTAATATCGCAACACTGGGCACGGAACATGGACTCAAGGTAGAACAACAGACGCCATGGCATTATGCTTTAAGTTTAGTATCAGAGACAATGAAGGTGTATGTATTGTCATTACTTCGTAACAATGAGGAAATAGATTTTAAACCAAGAATAAAAGTATCTACTATTCATGGTGCAAAGGGTGGTGAGGCTGACAATGTTATGTTGTTAACTGACATTACCAAAAGAGTAGAAGAGGGTTATTTAACGAATCCTGATGACGAGAGAAGAGTATTTTACGTTGGAGCGACAAGAGCCAAAGAGTCCTTGCATCTTATTGCAAGTCAAAGTAATTTAGAATTCTCAGAAATTTTTAGATGAATGAATTTGATTGGATATTACCTGAATACAAACAAGAAAGGATAGAGCCCTATATGAGTAACCAAATACCTATGTTTCAACCACCCAGTGAATGGTTGCCACCTGAAAGCATTCCTGACCTGAGTGACGCAAAAGAGATTGCGGTAGACTTAGAAACAAGAGATGAAAAAATAAAAGAGATAGGGCCAGGTTGGGCAACAGGAGAGGGTGATGTGATAGGAGTTGCTGTAGCTGTGGAAGGTTGGAAAGGTTACTTTCCTTTGAAACATCCTGGTGGTGGTAACTTTGATGAGAAAATATTCTATCGTAATTTTAAAAAATTAATGGCTTTGCCTAATCGTAAAATCTTTCACAATGCAATGTATGACGTAGGATGGCTCAAACAAAAAGATGTTCAAGTCAATGGTAATTATATTGATACAATGATTGCAGCTCAGATTATTGATGAGAATCGCATGGGTTATTCTCTTAACGCTGTTGCTAAAGATTACCTGGGTGAAAAGAAAAATGAAAATTTATTATATGAAGCTGCGAAAGAGTGGGGTGTTGATCCGAAAGGTGAGATGTTTAAGCTTCCCGCTCAGTTCGTGGGACCTTATGCAGAACAAGATGCTGACCTGACATTACGTTTATGGCATCGTTTAGAGTCAGAGATTTACAAACAAGATTTAGTTTCTGTCTTCTCTCTTGAGACCAATATACTTCCTGCGTTGATAGAGATGAAGTGGAGAGGCGTGCGGGTTAACACCAGTCGTGCTACTCAAATCAAAGAGAATCTTTTGGAAGAAGAGAATGCCCTCCTTACAAAAATAAAATCTATTTCAGGAGTTTCTATTGATGTCTGGGCAGCACGATCCGTCGCCAAAGCTTTTGACGCTATGCAAATACCATACAATCGAACAGAAAAAGCAAAGGAACCTAAGTTTGATAAAAATTTTTTAGCTACACATAATAGTGAACTTGCTAAGCTTGTCGTTCAGGCTCGTGAGATAAACAAGGCCAGGACCACATTCATTGACACAATTATGAAACATCAAAAGAACGGTCGTATACATGCAGAGATACATCAAATGAAATCTGATGTAGGAGGCACAGTGACCGGTAGATTTTCTATGAGCAATCCAAACTTACAACAGATACCAGCTCGTAATGAAAAGATAGGTCCAATGATTAGAAGTTTATTTATACCTGAGCAGGACTGTAAGTGGGGTTGTTTTGACTACAATCAACAAGAGCCCAGACTTGTGGCTCACTATGCAGCTATAACCAGGAATGGTTTGGAGGGTGCTGATAAAGTCATTGACGGATATAATAGTGACCTAGACTTCCATGGCACTGTGGCTGAGATGGCTAACATAGATCGTAAGGTTGCAAAGACAATTAACCTGGGACTATTCTATGGTATGGGTAAAGGTAAATTAAAAAGTCAGTTAGGATTAAATGATGAGCAAGCTGATGAGTTATTTAAAACTTATCACAGCAGAGTTCCTTTTGTTAAACAGCTCACGGAACAAGCATCAAAGTCTGCACAAGAAAATGGTTTTGTCAGAACTTTACTTGGACGTAAGTGTCGTTTTGATTTGTGGGAGCCTGCCAGCTTCGGTATTCACAAACCGTTGCCCTTGGAACAAGCAAGAAAAGAACACGGAAAAAATATTAGACGAGCTTTTACATACAAAGCGCTGAACAGATTAATACAAGGCAGTGCAGCTGACATGACAAAGAAAGCAATTCTAGATCTTTATCGTGAAGGTATTGTCCCTCACATACAAGTTCATGATGAATTGGACTGTTCTTTCGATTCTGAGATCCAGGCAAAGAAGATTGAGAAGCTCATGGTTGAATGTGTTAGTCTAAAAGTCCCAGTAAAGGTAGATTGTGAAATTGGCGATAATTGGGGAGAAATCAAGTAAATTAAATCGGTTTTAAGGACCGTACAGGGGTGCTTTAGATATGCTCGTGTATGATTGCATTCGGAAAAAAATTAAGAAAAATAACTAATTAGGACTTGTAATTACATTATGAGATAATATATAATTAGTTGTATAGAAAGTAGAAAGGAGATCAACATGGAATATTCAATACCAAGTTGGATCGAAGTAATATTAATACAGAACGAAGAAACGGAGACTGAATGCTCAGAGTAATAATAGGCTGTTGCATTGCTATCGCTATCTTCGTATGGATGGGATGGTTGTAATGACAGACACGGGCAAATACAAATCGGTAGCGGTTAAGAAACCAAGTTACCAAAAACTAAAAAAGATGGCAGAACAAGATTACAGATCTGTTGCCAGCTTTATCGAATACCTAGTTGACAAGGAAGCTGAAGAAAGGAGAAATTCACATGCCAACAACTAAAAAGAAAGAAGCAGAAAATATCCAGGTACCTGGAATAAAACTAAATGACTGTATTATTACAGTTAAAGGAAGCTCCCCGCTCATTTGTAACAAATGGTCGGAGAAAGCTAAACAAGAAATCAGAGACAAGCAGATGAAAATAGCTAAAGCTGCAGGTAGAGAAGCAAAGGATCCTGAAAAATGTTTTAATGACTCTTTGTATAAAATGCCTGACGGTTCAGGTTATGGCTTTCCAGCGATTGCATTCAAAGCAGCTGCAGTCAATGCTTGTTCACACATTGAGGGCTTAACAAAAGTCTCGGCTCGTGGATCATTTCACATTCCATGTGATCTCATTCCTATCAAAGGTAAACCAATTATGAGAGAAGACATGGTTCGTGTAGGTATGGGTGCCGCTGATCTTAGATACAGAGGTGAGTTTACTGATTGGGAAGCAAGTATTCCTGTTAAGTACAATTCAAACGCATGGTCTATCGAACAGTTGATCAACGTCTTCAACGTGGCTGGCTTTGCATCTGGTGTTGGTGAATGGAGACCACAAAAGAATGGTAACTTTGGTATGTTCCAAGTTACTGAAGTTCAAAAGATGGAATATAATGAGGAGGTAAAAATTGCCTAAAGTAAAAGTAGTAAGCGATAAACAATTCGTCTGGAGAGACGGTACAAGGTATTCAGTGGACGCTCAAGCTGTTGGAGAACAGCTTGAGGCTTTGGAATATAAACACGGGGCTCTCACCCCAGACCTGGTTGTGCGGGAGGCTAGAAAGAAGACTTCGCCTCTTCACGAGTGCTTCGAGTGGGACGACACTAGAGCAGCTGAGAAGTATAGGAAGTACGAAGCCAGGACTCTAACAGGAGCGGTCCTCGTCGTGACTCAGCAAACAGCCGAACCTGTTCGTGCTTTTCATAGTGTTCCAATAACTTTTACGTCTGACGATGAGCAGGCTCGAGGTTATGTTTCACTGGACGTGGCGATCAATGACCCCGAACACAGAAACTATTTGTTGCAACAAGCGTTTCGTGATTTGGCATCCTGGAAGAAAAAATATTCGGAGTTGAAAGAACTTCATGGTATTTTTTCCCAGGCTGATCGCCTCATTGAAAAATATTCTATTAAGTAATAGAATGATTAGTAGCGTGTTAGAACTCTCTAATAACAATTTAATGAAAGGTATGAGTTTATATCTCTTGCAAATTGTTACTAGATCTAGTGTCTCTTGCAAAATTTACTGGACTAACACGCTACCATTTAAGAAAGGAGAGAAAGATGAAATATAATTATGATCACATAATTAGTATTCTATTAAAGAAAGCAGGATGGATAAGGGTTCCTTTATTTCTTCCAAGAGAACAAGATGGTAAGTAAAGTTGGTTGGGAGGAAGAAGAAAGAATGAACGAGTATCGAGAACTGTAC